CTTCTTGCAAAGCACGGGATCTGCATAGGCTGCAATTGAATAGCTTGAAGCATTCTTTCCCGTGTAAGATGCCGACTCGCCATCAAATCTGTACCCCGGAACATCACCTTCCTGAGCGTTGCTGCGAAACCATTCCCCAACGTCAAAAGAGCTTGGGTAATATTGCCCGCCAGAGTCCCCACCAAGAACCTTGTCGGCAAAGCTTTTGATAAGGGCCGCCGAATTGGAGCCCTCCTTATTCAGGTGCTCATATGCATGCGTTCCCTGGACCAGAGTCGACAAATCTGAACGGGAAACGCTTTTGTAGATGGTAAGGAGATCTGAGAACTTCATGAAAGAACTCTAGTCACAGCAGAAAGATCCGGGATTCGAATGTATGTGCCTGGGGGCACCTGCAGCCCCCATCCAATCTCGGAGGCCGCAGCGATCACCCACCAAAGAGAGCTGTCACCGTATACAACCCCAGCAACATGATCAAGACGCTGACTTTCACGAATTGTATCTTCCGAAAAAGGAATCGTACCAGACTTCACCCCTTCCCGAATGAGTTCGTGGGCCCGGCCAGACCCATACGCTTGGCCGCCAGAAACAATCTCTGCATTTTGGTATCTTGAAATCATTTCCTGCCTCGGTTATTCACGGTTTGTTGAGCGCTCCGGAAGTTCTCATTTGTAGTGGTGCCCACTTGAGCGCCCCCAGGAAGAAGCTCATCAAGCGCACCAGAAGAGGTTTTGACATCCCTGTTTGTCTGATATAGGCTGTTGATGATATCCCCGACAGGATAGATAGGCGCCCGATTGGAGCCATCTGCAGCAAGACCAGGTGCGATATCATGAATCACGCCCATGCCAAGATCTACCTTGACAACCATTGGCGCCCGACCGCCAAACTTTTGAGTCTCCCATGGGAAGTCCTTGGGGTTGGAAGAGATCCCAAATTTATTGATCATGCCAGCCAAGCCTTTGCCTGGGGAGTTCTGCTGGAATGCATTCAGTACAATGTTGTCCTTCTCGAAAGATGCAATCGCCTGTTTGAACGTTTCACGCTCTGTTTCATTAGGGTCAGCAATATAGCTCTTGCGGCGCACCACCCTGTCGGCACTTGCTTTGACCGTCACGTACCCAGATGAAAAACCAGCAATCCCCAAATCAACCATGTTGAGTGTGGCAATCTCTACGTTGTCTGGGGGTTGGATTGCTGGCAGCGGCAATGATTCAGCGCCGGAATTCAAACTGTTTTGAATCTCAACCGGGTCGAAGATCTTGATGGTTGGAGACCTGTACTTTGTCCCCACAGCTGCCACAATCGTATATTCGCCAGGAAGAAGCTCGGTGCGGGTTTCCTTTTCAGACAAAGTGGCCTTGTACTTTGCGGCATCAGGGATCCCAAAGATCCTACGAAGATTGAACTTGCTAAAATTACTGGAGATCATGTCCCCAACACGCATACGAATAAGCGGAGAAGCTCCAGGGATTTGCGAGAATGGGCGCACAAAAGACGTGCCATCATCTGCAATGTAACGTTCGCCTTCTGTCCATTGCGGGTAGATCAAAGTCGTTAACTTGTTGATCTTGTACCACATCATGTCGAAATCATCTGGGTCTGTAGCTACAACAAAAAACGAAACGTTTACGGTTCGAGTCGTCGACTCGTAAACCAATACGGGGTCCATGCGGCCGACGGCTTTTTCCGCATTCGTTGTTACGCTATAGTCCTCAGCAAGATCCTCAATGAAGGCGTGGAACGAAATAATCTCGTTTGTGCGAAGGTCTTGAATGTAAAACGGCATGTATTCCGATTCAAGCATCGACTCAATATCCGCAACCTGTTCTGCTGTGATTTTATTGGTGCCAACAGATGGCACGAAAACTCGTGTGTCTCGTGAGTCGATGGATCCCGAAACCGCAAGTTTGCCAAGCTTCGAAAGATTGTTATCTTTGCCCTGGGAGTGAACAAGCAATGATTGTGGGATCAGGTATGCCCCAGGCAATTGATTCGAGGCCATACCAAGCATCCCGTTGGATTGCCGAACCGAAAATGCCCCAAGGTCAATCTGCTCAATTTCCAAAGAGGCTTGCTTTTGGCGCTCAATGCGGCCAAGTTCACCCACCAAAAGAGCCAGCTTTAGGATCTTAAGGTTTTTTAGCTTTTGTAGAGCCTGAATAGGTCCGGAAATGATATTGGTTGGCACCAGTCCCGACAGCAGCGACTGAACAATTCCCACAACGCCACCAGCACTCACCAAGTCTGAGCTGAAAGCCTGAATGTCACGAAAGATAGTTCTGATAAGGCTGTCGTAGAACGGGCTTGAAATGCCTGCACTGATGAAAGAATCCACTGTTTGCGCTGTGGTTGTTACTGTTGGGAACAATGATGCTGTTCCCAAGATCACATCCACGAAAAAGTTTGCGCCTTGTTCAGGGATCCCGATCGTATTGAAGATTTCCGTAACGTCATCATTTCTGGCATACTTGCCAGGAAATGGACGGCCTGTCTCGGAATCGATAGCATCTGATCTGCCAAATGACAAAAGCTTTGCCACTGTGATTAGTGCGCCAGAGATCACCAAAAGGCCGGCTTGCGTTGCAGCGACTTTGGGGCCCGTAATTTGATCGGTAAGGGTTTGCCCAGGAGCATATGAAGATCCATAACTCGAATCCAGCTTCAGGACCTCTGGCTTCTCGTTGGAATTTGAATGCAGAGCATTGGCGCTACCAATCACGTCTTCAATATCACGAAAGACTTTGGATAGCTCCACTGTTGGGTTAAACAAGCTTGTTCCAGCATCTTTTGTAAAAGCTCGCCCGAAATACGGAAGAAGCTTTGTGACGTCTAGCGCTTGCGTTGGGTCATAGCCTTGCGTTTTAAGGCCTCTTTGAAGCTCGCCGCCCTGAAGCTGTCGCAGCGGCAGGAAAACCTCTCCTTGGTACTGTTTTGCGGCCGCAAACCTGCTCCGAGCGAGCAAGGGCGATACAAGCTTTTCGTCGAGATGTTTGAGCCCATCTGTTTCAAAAAGTCGATTTGCTGAAGGGGCTTCTGAGCGCTCTGCTTGACGCTCTAGGGAGATTACGTCTTTGCGCTCGACAGGGTAGTTTTGAAGCCGAAATCGATCATCAATACTTTTGAAGTACCCAATATCCGTCTGTGGTTGCTCGGGGATCTTTCCGTCTGTTGTGAGAATTGAGTGTTTCTCAAAGTCAACCTGAGGTTCGCTCGTAAACACCTGGTCCCCAAAAGGCGAAATTGGGAGACGGGAAGAAAGCCCCAAATCACCCAACCCAGCGGCCTGAGCGGCTGCATAGGAAGCCACCTGAGAAAGTGTAAAGTCCGACACATCGGAACCAAACTCAATATCCTTCGTGGCAACAGGATCTTTTGTGGAGAACTTCGCATCCACCACGCCAGGGTCTGGATTGATTACCCTGCCAAAAACATTCAGACGTGCCATGCTCGTTAATTAGCGGCGCATTTGTTCGGCAGCCTCAAGGAATTGAGCGATTGCCTCCTCCGGAAGATCTCCTAGGATTTTTTGGATCTCCTGCTTGGCTGCCGACTTCTGCTCTTCATTTTCGAAGACCGTAGCGCTCATCAACTTGGCCATCAATTCTTCATTCATAGCGTTCTAAACTGCCTCAACTTCTCTTTTACGCTGTACGAATCCTTGACAGAGTTGATGTTGTCAAGAGACTCATCAATTGCATCACGAATGATTGACTCCTTACGGAAGATGATTGCCTCCTCGACCTTGCCAGCATCCATTGTCACCTTCAGATCAAGCTTGATTGTGATGCCCTTGTTCTTGATCTCGTATGAGTTTTTGGATCCAAGCCCCTCAGAGATCTTTTTGAGCTTCGTTACGACCTGTCCGCCAAGCTCACCAGAGCCCAACACTTCATTGATCTGATTCATGGAGGTCACGAGAGCTGATGTTTGCCCAAGCACATTTAGCGCCCCAGCAACCTGAAAGCGTTGTGAGAAGTTCGCCAGCTGGCCACTGAGACCATCCAAAATCCCAGAGGCCTTTTCTAGAACCCCGGAATTTGCGAGCGCCGTGATTCCCTTCATTTTTTCTTCAATGCTCAACCGTTGGGACTCAAGCTCATTGAGCTTGGATGCGTCCAACCCAATAGTCGGAACAGAAGTCGTTTCATTTTGTTTGGAGGCTGCCTCTTTTTGCTTGTAGTATTTCGCCATCATTTCACGACGCTTCATCTCTGCGCCTTCAAAGTGCTTGCCTACGCCACCCAGGAAGGAATCCAGGGCTGCCTTGACAGGCGCTTGAGCGCCTGCAGGAAGGATTGACGTGATGAGTGATTGCGGGTTCAACAAGTCTTTGAGTGGGGCTGTTGCAAACCCAAGCATGGAGCTCACAATTTTCTTGGCGTTCACAAATGCCTTTGACAGTACATCACCAATTAACCCAAATATTGAACTTGTCCAACTTGAGATCTGATCAACGAGCCCAGGAGATCCCTTTTCGTCCTTCTTCTTAGTGAGCAGACCAAAAAGGTAAATTCCAAGTTCGCTCAACCCTAGCGTGGACAAAGCAAGAGAGGTACGCATGGAGAGCTCCAGGAAGGCAATCAGCCCCTCTTTGGCAAACCACTTAAGTGCTGGGGAGATAGCGTTATCCCACATCCATTTTGCGCCATCACCGAGAACGATCAGGATCTGCTCCTTCAGTTCGTCCGGGTTGGTTCCCTCTTTTTTCATTCCAGCCATGAAAGAATCGAAAAACGATTGGAAAAACCCTTTTTGCTTTCCGGGACCATTTGACGCAGCTTTACTTGCTGTGCCGCCTGGTTTGTTAAACTCTTTGAGGAATTTTGTTAGCTTGCCGGCCAACGAACCAAAAGCATCACCAAGGGCGTTACCAACCATTGGGAGAACTTGATCAATAATAGAGTTGAAGAGCTTCTTGATGGAGTCCCAAATAGAGCCAAGTTTTGCCACAAGACTCTTTGGATCCACCTTCATACTTCCGTCCTCATTTCTTTGGAAGCCATCTTCCCCAAAGATGCCTTGGCCAAACGCTGAAATGATCTGACTAAAGAACGACTTCTCTCCATCAGACTGCTTATCCAGGATGCCATCGACGCCTTCTGACACTATTTCAGCGACATAAGTCAAAACTTCGCTGACCATTCCAAACGCCATTGGGATGTACTCTTTTGCAATACTGAGCACACTTTCCTTGATGCTGGCAAAAGCCTGACCAAGGCTACTGTTGTCGCCAGGGTTGAACAAATTCTTTAGGAATCCGCCGATGGAAAATCCTTCACCTCCGCTACTGTTCAACATAGAAGTGAATGAGTCGACGACAACCAAAAGCTTCCTTTGGATGTTCTGGATGTTAACAATGAAATTTTTCAGGCCAACAATGCTTGAGTCTGCATTCCCTGCAGACGAAATGAACCTGTCAAAGAAGTTGGCCAAGGCACTACCAAGTTTTCGGCCAGTCTCGTAAGTCTCCGTCATCACGGACCGGAAAGACTGCATGACTTTTTGGAAAGGGGCTGACCAACGAATGCCGGCAAGCATACCATTCAAAAGGTTGTCAAAGAAGCCTTCCTTAAGTTGCTGTCCATCCCGGACAATGCGCTTAACGTTGTCAGATAGTTGCTTGAGCACCTCAACTTGGCTTAGCTGGCTATCGTTTGCTTTGTCGGACTGCTTGGTGATCTCATCGTAGGAAACACCCATGTTTTTTGCCGAGAACGCAAGCTTGGCCTGCTCAGATGTCAAACCAGATGTTTGGGCCAACAGGTTCAACTCTTGGCGAGACATAGATTCAACAGAGCGGCCCGTTTGAAGGAAGGCCTTTCGGAGTTCATCCAACCTCTTGGCCGGATTTTGCTCTTGCATCAACTGAAACGCATCAACGCTGGCGCCAAATGCTTGACTCAAGTTGGATGCTGACTCAGCCGCCGTTTCAAAGTCATCAAATTTGTCAATCAGACCATTCAGTGACTCAATTTCAAGACCAAGCTTCTTGGTGTAGATTGCTGCTGTGGCCATCTCTTTCTTTGTGAGGGAGCCAAACTTTGTAACATCCTTCACCATGGCACCAATGTCACGGGAGAGGATTTTGGATGGCACGTTGAAAGCCTTACCAACTTGGATGGATAGGTTCCCGGCCTCAGTAAGTTCGTCATTCAAAGAACGGCCATAAACCGCTGAGCGCTCCATGAACCCACGCAGCTGCTCGCCGCCGAGACCCATGCCTTTTTCAAAGACAGTAACCTGACCAGACGTTCTGGCAATCTCCGAGCCAAACAAAAGCGCTTGGGCGCCAGCCTTCTCGAACAGTTCACCAAAATACTCAAGCATGGCTGCTCGGTCTTCGAAGACCTTATACGCCGAAAGGCCTGCTTTCTGCAGCCCCTGGCTCGCATTCTTGAATGAGGTTATGATGTTCTTCGAAATTGACTCTTTGAAGCTTCCGAACTTTTCACGGATATTCTCTAGCGCTCGGGCGAACGAGTTGTCACCCACAAAGTTTGCTGCCTCTTTCTGCAGGAAGCTAAAGATTCCCAACGGGATACTGAGGATGTTTTTGGTGAGTGAGTAGATCGCCCCGGCAGTTGCGGTGATGGCACCAGTCAAAAGCTCACTGATTTTTGTGGTCGCCTCCAACGCAATTTGTGCTTCGCCAATGCCACTGGCCATCAGTGCACCTTCTGTTGCCAGGTCGCTGACACTAAATGATGTCACATCCAAAGCATCGCCTACGCCAGATCCGGCTGATTCAAGTCCAGCAAACGCCTTAGAGACATCACCAGACAACAACCCAGATAGATCCTGGAATCCGGACATGCTATCACTGGCCTTGCTGGCGGCATCAGCCGTAGCATTTTTCATTTCCTGGATAGAGCTAGCAGCATCTGCTACTCCATCGCCGATGTCTGAGAGGTCAATGGACTCAAAAACGGACTGCAGCTCTTTTGCAAAGCGCAGGCTGCTCTGCTCTTGATTGATGATGCGACCAAGCGAAACAAGGCGCTGCTTAAGCGTCTCGTTGATGGCCTGCTGAACCCGAAGATTCTCAGCTGCCGATTTTGTATCCTTGTCTTGCTCAGCCATGGCTCCTCAGATCAGGCTGGCCACTCAAAGCCGAAGGTTCGCTGAAAGGCCGCCGCTTTCGCTCTCTTGGCCCCCAGAGCGACTTTAATGGCCTTGAGGTCCTCTGAGCGCTCCAGGATTCGATCGAGCCTCCTGGTGGCGTATAGAGCCTCTGACATGGCAACACATTCAAGAACAGTTCCCTGAAAACCGCAAAGCAGCTTTCCTTCCAAAACAGCTGCAGCGATAAATTTCCTTAGTAGTGTTTCCCGAATCATGCTCTAATTCCTCATTATAAGATAGGCGGGCCCGAAGGTCCGCCATGTCCTATTTTCCTAGCATTGCCTCAAAACGCTTGAGGGCGTTCTGTGTTTGGTCCTGGTTCGGAGCTGCTCCCTTGGGTGCCTGTGGTGCTGCACCCTGATCAGAAGATTTGTTCAGTTCCTTTTGAACCCTATTAATCCACCAATCTCGTTTCGATAGTGGCATATCTCGAACCTCCTGGATGGAGAGGTTTGAGTAGTATTTCAGCAAAAACTCAGGTTCCCAGATCCTTTCGGCTCGGAACTTCGACAGAATCGCTGGATTGGCGTCGAGTGGTAGGCCAAAAAAACTCAGCCGTCAATGGCACATTCACCTCCTCAGTGTGACCACAATGTGCACACTTAAACTCTTGTTTCATTTCTGCCTTGGGGGTGGCTGCAGCAATATGTGCCCGAATCTCCATCGAGTACTTTGCAGGAAGCCCCGCCATAAAGCGCTGGATGCGGGCCCGATCAGGGTTACCATCAAGTGTAACAATCTGTGCCGCAAGTGAGTCTGCGGCGGTCACTTCAACAGGGGCCAAACCCAACTTCTTTCGGTTTTTGTTGGCAACCGCTGCATCCTCAACAAGCTTTGCCTCCTCTCGTGCAGTCATGATTCGAAAACCAATGGTCTTCTTGATCTCACGAAGCTCGCACTCGAAATAGTTTGTCCAAGGCTTTGCTGGGGGAACATCCAGCATGTGAATCGGGATGCGAGCCAGATCGAACTTGAACTTCTGCGGCGGCTCTTCACAGTCTTCAGCGCCACACTTCACGTCAATGTTGTACTCCGGACCATAGCCAACAATGCGCACCGCAAGCAAAAGGGCATTTCGGTCAGCTCCAATCATGTCATTGACATCAATAGACTTATCAACCAAACACGCCTTGATGAGGCGAGAAATGACAGTGCCGTCCTTAATGAAGGAACGAGTCAAAAGGATTTCTTCATCCTTTGTCGTCATTGGGCGGATCTCAACACGTTCTCGCTTATGGAGTGGGTGACCTTCAGGGTAAATGAGTCCACGACTCGGAAGCGGAACGCTTTCGTTGGCTTGCTCAATGCCAAATTCCTCAGCCCATGCTGCAGCCATAGTCTTCATTTGGGCTCCAGGGATCAGGCTAGCGATGCTCGGCATGTTCTCCGTTGGGGCACCCGAAAATAGGTTGCTGTTGTCTCGTTCGGTCATATGCCAAATCATAGACAAGAGTTCGCAACCCACACGATCTTTTTACTAGAGAATACAACCCACCTCAAATGAAGTATCACGTGGTCTGGATCGGAAACGTCAATGAAGCTTCTAAGGGACTCTGCGCCCTCTTTTTCTGTTGAGAAATTGCAAACAACCAAGCTTTGTCTATCTTCAAGGTCAATTTCAGCGCTGCCGGTTCCGTCCACTGTGAGTTCCCCAACCACAGAAACTTCTCCAGACAAGCAATGCACCAAATGCCGTATAACAGACCTTGTGTTCATACGAAAAAGCCCACCTTGTGGGTGGGCTCTCCTGAGGATGTGTTTGTTTTAGTACTGAAGGACAGCCTTGTCGAATCGAATTTCGAGCGTAATCTCTCCAGCGTCTGTGTTGCTGTAATCAAGATCTGAAAATCCGACAGACGTAATGAATGCGCCTTTGATGTCCGTCAAGCTAATGACGTTACCGATTGGATCTGCCTGCCGTAGTTGAATGTCACGCTTGTACATTGCGGCATAGCCAGAACGACCCGAGACAGTATCATGATGCGCACGGACCCACTCCATCACCTGCTGAACGCCGCCTGGCGAGATTGCCTGGTAAAGTGTAACAGACATGGTTTCGTACTCATGACGAGCCATAAGGTAACGTTTATCGTTCATCCACGGGATTTCAATCTCGCCCATCTTGAATGATGGCTTCTTAGTTGTCTTAACCAAGAAAGCATCGATACCTTCAATCGATAGCAGAAATAGATTGTTGCGTACCGGCTCAAAGGCATACGGCAGCATTGTGGAGACGTCTAGTACTTCAGTCATGATTTCCTCTTGTCTTATGTAGTGTCACCTCTTCAAATGACTCTTCATGTCTGCCAGAATTAAACGCAGACGATTTGTGATGTTTTGCGCAACCTCTTCATCAAATCTTCGACTCAGCCTTTCAGCATCCAAAAGAACATCTGCAACAAGCTCACTTTTGTCTGCGTACATTGGGTCAATTTCAGAGGCGTACTTTACGCAAATTCCCTTAATGGCCTTGCCGTTACCAACAAAAATCTCATCGTTGATTTCTGCAATCGCTTCTTTGGTGAGCGTGATTGAGTCGTTTGCTAGCATGTAGATAGATATGCAAAAAAAAGGGGGAAGGTTGCCCTTCCCCCCTCTAAGCAAAGTGTAGCTAGCTATCAGCCGACGGAGGCGCCCTTGTTAGTCACCTCGAAGGTGAGTTCCACGTTCTCGATGGAATTTGTTGGCTTGATAGCCACAATTCCACGAATTGTGTTGTTCAGGACATCTGCTTCTGTGGTTGTGGAGGTATCCACAACAATCAAGTAGGCATCGATGCCCCGGTCACGCTTGATGCGATCAAGCTTTGGTTGGATGGCCGACTTGAACCGGGCCAGCGTAGCGTCCCTGTTTGGTTCAAACGTGAACGTGTTGGCAACAAGCCCAATTTGACGACGTGCCTCAATGAGCAAGCGACGAACATTGATTCGATCCAGAGCTGATGGGCGGGCCGAAAGAGTCTTCTGGCCCCAGATTACCAATCCACCTGTTGGCGAAGTTCCTTGTGAAGGTGTGTCGCCAGCAAAAGAAAGGATTGGATTGATGCGGGCATCCGACAATAGATCCATGTCTTCTGCCTTGAGCCGGATAGATGCCTCTAGAGCGCTTGCAAGGGCGCCACGGGCATAGCCTGCAGGGGCAAACCACGGGTGCTTCACCTTGTCGTTGTAGGCGATGGCGCCGAGGACAACAACAGTTGGTGGCACAACAACATTTGTGCGAGTCGATGGGTCTGTGACAACAACATCAGGGAAGTATGTTGCCGCAAAAGTCGAATCCAGCGAACGTGAATCGAAGTTGTCAATTGTGTTCTGCACCCCAACACGCTGTGTGTTGCTCGTGACATACAGGTTGTCCACATCGTATTGTTCGGGATCGAAGATATACAGCGCATCAAAACGCTGTTCAACAGTCTGAATCCCTCGATCTGTAACCACCTCATGGCGAATACCAGGGGCGGCCAAGATTTGACACTCAGTCTGGTTCTTCTCGGAAATAACCTGGAACCCCTTATGGTATGCCTTTACTGAGGGCCCTGCAATGCCACCACGGTTTGCGTCATCCATGTCCGCCTTCACAGCGGCGTCGTTGATGGCTGATTCATTTTTGTCAAAAATGTTTGTTCCATCAAATCCGCCCTGCATAAACAGAGAGAATTTTGCAAAACGGCGGTTCTGACCAACAAGGTCTTCAACCGTAAGAGCACGAGTCTTATTCGTGTCATTTGGTGTAATGGCGCCCGTACGAACGTAAGATGCATTTTTCCATTGCAAGCTGTTGGCAAGCCCAGAAGAGCCAGTCACAACCTGAACATTCGAAAGAGAGAATCCGTTGTTGTTGAAGCGATCGCAATCAAGAACGCCAAAGCTTGGGGAGTTTGCCGCCCCAAACGACCCTGTTTCCAGGATGTTGGCGTTGCTTGTCATGAAGCTAGGGAAGTACTTTGCAAACGCCTGCAGGCTATCTTCCTTGACATTGGAGCCATTTTGTAGACTGAGGTTTGAGACACGCTCAAACTGAACGCCCCAGTAGTATCGGGCATTTTCACTCAATGAGACTCCCGTACCATCCGTAATTGTTTTGCGGTATGGAACTGGAATCTCAACAGTTGCCTGAAGAACGTTCGACGCCGTCACTTGCGTTTGTGTTGGCGACACAAGGGCAGTACCCGAAGTCACAAGGTGAGCTGGGCCACGGAAACCAAACGGGAGCGCCGTCGGTTCAAGCTCACCCAGATCCACAGAAGCGTCAAGCTCCACCCGAATGTATGGCGACTGGCTGGGGTAGCTGCCGGCCGTAACGAGCCGCTGAGACTTCTCAGCCTTGTCGAAGTCAAAGTACGTGTACATGTCGCCAATTTTCTTGGCGATAAACTGATCCGAACTTGGATCCATGCTGAGTCCCCGGAAGGCCTGCAGAATTTGTGGACTCAAATCACTATCGTTCCAGTTTCGGACCAACAAGTCAAATGTCCCGTAGGGGTTTGATGCATCAATGCTTGGCGAGATGCTTTCGATTGAAATCTTGTAGCTTGTGCCCTGACCGTCATCCAGTGAATGAACACGGAAGAGGCTCTTTGCAACACCACCGAATTTCTGCGAAACAACCCAGGGAGTAACGGCATGCCCGAATCGGTCTTCAAAGTTTTCGAAGTTCGGGACCGTGGGTGAGCCCACATTTGCGCCAAGGGACCCTGACGTCAAGAATGCAGCTAGTTCAAGGCCATTGTTTACGCCAGCCGTTGCAGAGGCAGACAAAATCACAGAGCCAGTAATTGTCGCCAAGCTTGGGTGTAGATCCCACTTAGCGTACAAATAATGCCCAGCCTGCTGCAATTTGGTTGGATCTGTGTTGAGCACATTGCCAAAGTAGTTCGGCGCAGTGACGTCAAATGAAGCGCTTAGTACATTTGGGTACGATGGGTCAACGCCCTTGTGGCCATTGAGAAGCAGCACAAACTCCTGCTTAGGGACAGCACCATCAAGGAGCCTGATGTCTCCAAAAATGCTCCCCGACACTGTTGCATTCGAGGCAATCAGCGTTGAGGACGGGGCAGAAGAAGTCACCCACGACGAAGAAAGTTTCGGAATGACGCCAGAAGCCGCCATCAAAAAACCTCGCATGACAGGAACGGCCTTCCCTCCAAGCGTGCCGCCTTGCAAACCAGCATCAGAAAACACTGAACTACCAGCTGATTCTGACATCAGGGCGCCCAGAATGTAGCTACGGCCAGCTGTACCACTTACATTTGCGTAAGGGTTCGCCCCCAAAAGACCGCTGGTCAATGGCTGTTGTTCGCCTACAACAAAGCCTGCGCCAGCGACCCGACCCGCATTTGTTCCCACCTCTCGGCGAAGGCCAGAGCCAACACCAAGAACTCGGAGAAATGTCAAGGCGTTTGCTGAACGCAGCCACTCCTTTGCCGCAAGTGGGGCGGCCTTTTCACCATCTGAACTCCCAAAGACAGACGAAAACTGGCTAGTGTTCGCCACAGTCACTGGAACAAATGCCGGTCCTTTTGTTGCCGTACCTACGACAATCGCAGGGGTCCCCTGAGGTTGCTGCTCAACAACCCCTGTGCGATCCACTTCCCGTGCAGTTACCCCTGCTGCTCCATTTCTATTCGTAGCCATTATTCGTCCTTCTCGTTAGGTATCCAAATCAGGTGAAAATCACACCCGAGCGAGTGATGTAGAAATCAATCGCAATGTTTTCAGCAGTCCGTGTAGGGACCACCTGAATGGTGCCACGAACAGTCAAGTTGTTTGCGTCTTCTTCAGTGTTGTTTCGGGAATCAATGATGATTGTGGCCTCCTCAATCCCGAACTGAGCCTTAATGATTGCTAGCTGCGCCTCAACATCCTTTCGGAAGGAAGCAATTTCATCTGGCGTGTTGTTGTCAAACACAATAAGACGTGCACGTGAGATAACTCCCCGCTTCACTTCGATTGTCAGCCGCTTGACATTCACTCGATTCATAGCGGAGTTCTTCATCTGCAAGTTCTTTTGACCATAGATCACGAACTTGTCTTTGGGGAACGTGCTGATCGGATTAATACGGGCATCCGACAAAGTCTCCATGTCAGTCTGAGACAACTTGACAGATACATTCTTGACGTAATCCAAAGAACCACGGTTAAATCCCGCAGGAGCAAACCAGGGCTTTGCAAACTTGTCATTGTAAGAATATGCCCCAAGAGCCGCAACCGATGCCGGAGCCTTCACTCGGCGACGATTGGTTTCATCTTGCATGATGATGTCAGGGAAGTATGTGACTCCCGAGTTGTTATCAATCGCACGAGCAGAGAAAGCAGATGATGTAGAGTCAACGTCTGGGAATACTGAGCTTCCTGCAAACAATCGATTTCCGTTCTCATCGTAATTTTCGAGGTCCAAAACACAGACCGCCAAGTCATACTCCTGAACCTTTTTCAAGAGGTAGTCTGTGATGAATGGCTCCCGAATTCCAGGGATGCTAATGATGTTCGAGCGAGTGGCAAGTTTTTCGGTGGCAATTTCCGTCGCCATACGATAAGCCTGCACTGCATTATTCGAAGATGTTTCGCCGGAGACATTCACAGCCAGGCCAGCACTGATGTTTCCAACCGCAGCATTTCCAGCAAAGGAGGACGCTTCGTCAGACAGCTTGGCGTCTTCACGATCCAGGATGTTTGTGCCATTGAAGCCACCCTGCATGAATGTTGCGAACTTCGCATATTTCGAGAATCGATTGAATGTGTTCGGGCTTGAGTCAGCAAGAAGACTTGCTAGCGAAAGACGGTTGCTGATCGTCCCGTCGCTCACTGCGTAAGTGGAGGCATCTGGGGTTGCATTGCGGAGGTAGGCAGCTTCACGCATGTGTGTATCCACAGTGCCCGTAAGTTGAGCCACTGCAGTATTCGCAAGAGCAACACGAGCCAGCGTGAACTTGTTGTCGTTCACCTGATCAGCAGCGCTTCCCGTAAGCAAAACATCTAGCTTTGCAATGCCAGCAAATTTGGTGTAAGCTTCAATAAGCCCATTCTTTTCTGTGGCCAGGTTTGCATTGAGCGGTTCTGTGTTTCGCTCAAACTTCACACCCCAATACAGGTTTCCGTTTGTAGACTCAAGCGGGCCAGGATTTCCGGCAAAGCCTGAGGTTGCAACCTCTCCACGGGTAATTTTGAAGCGATATGGAACAGGAGGCAGCACAGCGCCACTCAGGATGGAGCCAGACGTTGAGCCAGAAATTTGGCCTGCCAGGCGAACAGCCGTAGTGGGCCCTGGGCGGTCCGTAGACGAGTCATTGGTCTTTAGCAATGAATGTCCTCGGAAACCAAACGGAAGAGCCTTGGCGGGCACCTCTCGGCGCTCTACGGCATCAGCCATAACCACTCGAATGCGATTCGACTGATTCTCGAACTTCCCTTCCGAACTCAAGCGGCGCTCAAGCGGGTTTTCAGCGTCAAACAAGAAGGAGACCTTGCGATCGCCAATCTTACGTGCAACATAGTTTTCCGAAGTCGGATTCAGGTTGCATTGAGAGAATGACTCAATCACCTTGGGGCTGAGGTCACTATCACTCCAGTCACGAATCTGGACTGTAAAAGTTCCGTAGGGGTCTGACTCATCCAGGCTCGCCCGTAGATCCGCAATGCTGATCTTGTAAAGAGTATTGGCGTACTCTCCATCATCAAGCGACTCCACTCGGAAGAGATCATACTCTGTTTTTCCGAAGGGCTGCGAAATGAAACTTGGCGTGGATGGGCAGGCATACTTTGTGTCGAAATGCCCGAATGCATCCCTGAACTGCATGCTGGTGTCACCAGAGCCAGAAGAGATGTTTAGGGAGCCCGAAAGAACAGAAACAAAGGTAGCTGTTGCAACTTCGTCATCAACAGGGTAATCTGCGTAAAGAAGGTGTCCGAACTCAGCAAACCGATTTGGGTCCTTATTCAGGATTTTACCAAAGTAGTCTTTGTCGGATGGGTTGAGCGACGCAGAGTAGACTCGAAGGCCCGACAGGCCGTCTGCAGTGCCAAAAGAGGCGTCCGAAGACGAAAGCACAAGCTTGATCTTCCCAGAGACTACAGTTGCCAAATCGTCAGGTGCAGTTGCTGTGAACGTCGACGCCGTCAAAGCCTCATTGCCATCAAGAACTGCAACACGGACATTATTGCCACACATGACCTCCCCTCGAACCAGATACGCCTGTGTGCCATCATAGGTTCGGTTATCAGAGAACATTGGCATACCGTACGCCTCGTTCGTGCGCAAAGCATGGCGGGCGCCAATAAACTGAACGGCCCCCTTATGACGACCTAGGCTGTCGGCGACCGTACCTGTAACAACGAACCCAGCATTTTTCGTTTGGCCAGTTGCACGGTACTTCGCAATTGATGACGCATCGTCAAGCACGCCCGCCCCAAGAACCTTGAGGAAGGTAAGCGCTCGGCTGTTCTCCAAAAACTTCTTTGCCGCATAAACCGACGGATGGTCGATTCCTTCGGCCCCAAAGCGCTCCTGGAACTGATCAAAGTCCCGAACTGTAATAGGAACGAATGCTGGTCCCTTCTCAGATGTTCCAATGATGGTCGCAGGCGTCCCAACAGGGGGATCGACCGTCGGAGCCGAAACATCGATTTCACGCTCAAAATACCCTGCTGATCTAAAAGTTTGTTCTGCCATCTGAAATCTCCAGGCTAAAGCCCCTAGTAACTAGGTTTCGAAAATGGATATTTCATTTTCGTTTGCTGTATGGGTCGATTAGTCGCCCAGCGTAAGTCTTTTCACCACGTAGCTTTTTCCGTTGCTTGTCGGCTCTTTTTAGCGATGGTGACATTTCTTGATCTGGCGACAACAAAATATGGCCGTCAATCAAGTTGGGGTTAGGAAAATTGTGATTTGCTGAGATGTCAGCAATATCACCTAGAATCATTCCGTCATCGTAGATTCGCTCTTGTAGGCGATCAGATTGAGTCAAGTCCTGAATGTCAAAACTGATCTGTGGATTGCTTAAGTACCTTCTGATTGGGATAGGGTCACCTGGGTTCTGAGGTGCAAACGAATAGGCCGGGACATTCACCTGGAAAGTGCACTTGCGCACCAATGCCTCCCCAGTGGCAGAGTCAGAATTGTCTTCCGATGCATAAGACTCACCAAAGCTCGCAATGTACCAAAACCCTTTATCTGAATTTAGGCGGAGGGTGCGGTTGCCAGGAGCAAGGTATGCCGCCATTAGCTTTTCCGTCATGACATTTAGCTGCTCTGTGTATTGGGCCCACATCGTGACCTCGTACTCTGCAGTAAAGAATTGTGGCTGAGGGACTACCAGAATCTCCCATGTGTTTTTGTCTAGCTTTGGAGCCAACAATGCCCCAGCTTTGATGTCAGGGTCTGCCTCCAGGTCACCACTCTCGACAAAGAGATTCGTTTGGTTTTTGATCCCAAATCGATTCATCAGGTTCTGCATCACCCTGTCTCGTTCAGAAAGGCGATACCTCAACTTGATTTCCCCTGTGGACTGATTCATGCCCCTGCCTGTGATGTCTGCCGTAGAGTGATTAATGTTCTTTCGGCGAACTGTAATGATCGGCAAAGTCAAACGTCCTTCGTGATCTCGAAGACCCTGGTGATTCTTGAGCATGGACCATTTTTCGCCAACAGCAAAAATCACTTCAACTTTCTTGGCGCCGGCATCATCCTGCACAAAAAATTGAACATCATCGTTTAGACAGGCAACAAGGCTCTGATCAACGTCTTCAATCCCAACAGATGGAATAGAGGGCCCCTCTGTGATCTGAGGGGACTCATATCCAGTTGGAATAGCGCCTACGGGTCTAGAATCAAAACGAGTACTTGGCATTATTCACCGTAGAACTTGGACTTGGTTTTCTTGTCCTTCACAATCTGTTTTGGCCCTGTAATAGGGGCGGGGAGAACTTCTCTCTCTCGCAAGGTGCGCTTGTCGCCAGTAGGATCATTACCGACCATTTCCTCACCACGAGTCTGAGAGAAAGTCTCTTGTACTGCACCGTCATCTGTGTAAGAACGCTCAGTGGGGCTTTCGTAAGGAGCTGAGAATTGAGACGAACGAGCCTGTACGCACTCAAGGCGCCAGCCATCCAGCTCTTCTTCGTGACCATAGATTTGACGCATACGAACGAGTGCCGCAATTTCGAAAAATGAGTCGCCCCACTTCACAAAGTCGCCGACAGACATTGAAATGTTGTTCTGCAGAACATCATTGTACTGCACGTATGCTGTGATCTTTTCGTTGTAATCTGGACCGAAGATGGTGGTTTCAATAGGCGCCTCCTCGACGCCAACCAGCGCCGGGATTCGAATGGGGTTGTCATACACCTTCTTTGTGGACTCGTTGTAGAGTCCGTGACTTCTTGTCTTAAGTTCCGAGATAGGGAAATACAAAAGGTACTGTCCAACAATGTCCCTTGTGAACTCCTTGTTGATATCAGAGATAAATGCCAGCTCTCTTTGAGTAATGAAAAGTCTTGACATGGCTCAGCCTGTTGAAATGGCCTTTCCAAGCGGGATCGGAATGAGCTTTAGCTGCCTCATGAGATTCTCTGCTTTGTTGGCTTCCCTCTCCAGGATTTTGTCGTAGGTTAGCTCTTGCAAGAACTCCATGAAGTTCGACCTTAGGCGCTCCATGTCTTCTCTGCCCTCAGAGATCAAGGCCGGGCCATCAAGCGTCAAATCATTGCCAGCAATCGGGATAGAGCTGATCTTGCTGCGCACCCTACCGAGCATCTCTTTGCAGACCGCCAAACAGTATTGCCGAACCCACTG